AACACGCGCACCATTTACGAGATTGTTAGGGCTGGCCAAACGAGAGTTTTCAGAGGCTTTGATATGGGGTTCATCCATAGCCAGGCCGAAACAAGTAACTGCTCAATTAAGAGCTTGAAGATCTAAGCGCGCATTTATAAACAACCCGCTTCGGCGGGTTTTTTTATGTCCGGAGAAAAGCGCATGAGCGTAAAAGACCGCCTGATCCAGTTCATCCTGCGCGGCAAAGACGAGCTATCGCCGGCTGCCAGGCAGTCTGAAGAGGCGCTGTCCAAACTGCGCGAGGAGGCCGAGCAGCTCGGCCAGGCGCTCGATAATGCTAAGGAGACAGCTGGACTAGCTAAGGAGCTGGAGCAACTGCAGCGCGCCACTGAGCGGGCGCAGCGAAATCTGGAGCAAGCCGAGAAGCAGGTAACCGACCTGCGCGACGCCTTGAATGCGACGCCTGATGCCGCCGGCCTGCAGCAGTCGCTAAAGGATGCCGAGCGCGAGGCGGGCCGCAGTCGGCGCCAACTGGTTGCGCTTACGCAGCAGCTCGGCGAAGCCGAGAAGGCCTCGAAGGCCGCCGGCATCGACACCGATAAACTGAGTGACGAACAGAAGCGTCTGGCCGCTGAGGTTGACAAGGCACGCAGCGCCCTGGGCGAAAACAGCGCTCAGCTCAAAATCGCCCAGCGTGAGCAGGCTGCTGCCTCAAGGGCTGCGGCTGAACATGCCTCGCGTCAGGGAGCCGTCGGCCAGGCGCTGGACGCCGGTACAAAGCGGGTGCTCGCGTTTGTTGCCGCCTACGTCTCTCTGAATGCCGTAATGGGGCTGGTCAGGTCTGGCCTCTCGCTTGTTGCACAGGGTATTCGTGCTGTCGCCGGTGATGGTGCAGAGAAGCAGCAGGCCCTAGCCCAGATCGAGGCCGCGCTGGCATCGACTGGCCGCCAAGCTGAGTTCACCTCCAAGCAACTGCTGGAAATGGCAGATGCTTTCGAGGCGAGCTCGATGCTTACGTCGGAGCAGGTTCAGGCCGCCCAGACTCGCCTGCTGTCATATACCGATATCGCCGCTAGCGAATTTCCGCGGGCTATGCAGATCGTCATCGATCAGCAGCAGCGGCTTGGCATCAGCGTTGAGCAGTCCGCCGAGATCGTCGGTCGTGCATTGCAGTCGCCTGCGCAGGCCATGGCTACGCTGGGGCGCCAGGGCTTCAAGCTGGAGGATGATCAGAAGCGCCTACTGAAACAGCTCGAGGCGACCGGCAAGACCGCCCAGGCTCAGGCCATCATCATGGATATGCTAACCGAGGCATATGGCGGCTCAGCAGCTGCTGCCCGGTTGAATACGTTTGATGGCTTGATCAAGAGACTGAGCGATCGCTTTGGCGACTTCGCCACCAGGGTCTCCAACTCTGGTGCCTTCGAGTTCATGCAGCGCAAGCTGCTGGAGCTCGCCGACTCTCTCGACGAGATGGCCAATGACGGCCGCCTAGACCGGCTGGCTGAAGCGCTTAGCCAGGCATTCATCGACGCCTCTGAGCGCGCCGAGGAGTTTGCGCGCACGATACTGGCCATTGATTTCAGCACGATCACAGACGACGCCAGCCGTTGGCTGAGTGACTTTGGCGAGAAGCTGGACACTGCCGCTCGCTGGGTCACGGTTCTGACCGCCCCGGTTCGCGCCCTAATCAACATCGTGACTGGCGGCATTGCAGCGATTGGTGTTGCTTCAGGTGCTGTTTTCGGCGCCTCTTTTACCGTTCTCTCTAAGATTGCCACCCTGATTCCCGAGGTCTTCGGCGGCGACGCCCTGGTTGCGGGCCTTGAGAAAGCCCGTGATTTCGCCTTCGGTGTGATGCGGGCAATGGCCGGCCAGGTCGCTCAGGATGGCCGCGATATCGCTGCCACATGGAACAGCATCGCTGAAGCCGCAGAAGGAAGTGCCGCCCGCCAGGCAAAGGCAGCGGCGAAGGTCGCCGAGGAAACGCGCAAGTCGATGCAGAAGACGGGTGAGGATATCGCCTCGTTCTTCCGCTCCAACATCACCACGCTTGAGCAGGCGCTGGCGGCGATCAGTTTTTCCGAGACAGCCGCGGATCTTGCTGAGATCGAAAAGGCGCTGGCTGATTCCAAGCTCACCACCGAAGAGCTAGGCTCGGCCATGGAGGCGCTGGGGCAGAAGCGCGGTTTCGTTACCGTCGCTGATGACGCCAAGCGCACGACCACCGAACTGGAGCAGCTGCGCAAGGAACAGGCTCGGCTGAAGGCTGAGTACGATGCTGGCAACATCACGTTGCAGCAGTGGCAGGACGGCCATAACGCGGCGGCCGAAGCCATCCGCAAGCTGGAGAGCGAGAGCGCAAAGGCGACGGGCACCATCAAGGCTGTGGGGCGGGAACTGAAGTCCCTGACCGACGTACAGCGCGCTATCAGCGATGCCAAGACGGATCGCGATATCGCTGCCATCCGCACGGCGTTGCAGAACCTCTACAACACCGGCCAGGTGACGGCGGCTCAGTACAACGCCGAGCTGACCAAGCTCAACGCTCGCCAAAAGGAACTGGCCCAAGCCCTGCAGGGTAGCAAGAAAGCCCAGGACGATAAGAACAAGTCCGACCAGCAGGCCATCTTCACCAGCGAGCAGCTACGCCGCGAGAGCGGCAAGCGCATGGAGGCCGAGCGCAAGGCCAGCGGCCAGGCGATGGAGCAGCGCCGCAAAGAATCCAGCGACGCCAAGCAAGACATGGGCGCCTTGGAGGGCTTCTTCTCGGGTGTCATCAGCCGTGCGCGGGAGGGTGCGGCCGGGCTGAGCCGCGCGGCACTGGAGGCGTTTGAGGCGTTGCGCGGTATCCAGTCCGCAGCGCCGGAGATCGACACCAGCGGCTTAGAGGACACCCGTCGCAGCCTTGAGCAAGTAACCAAGGCGCTGGCCGATGTGCAGGCCGCGGCATCGAGCCCAATGGTCAGCAGTCTGGGGCGCTGGGCGCTCGAAACGCAGCGCGACAGCCTGAAAACCCAGCAGGCATTTCTGGCGCAGAAGGCCGAGTTGCAGTCGCTGATGAACAGCTACGAGCGCGGTGTTATCAGTGCCCAGCGTTTCGTTAGCGCTGGGCGCGCCATGCGCTCGACGCTGGGCCTGCTCGATGACTCCGACCTGTCTGCCCTAGAGTCGGCCATCGATGCTGCAACGCAGCGCATGAAACAAATGGGCGATTCTACCCGCAGCACGCTGGAGAGCCTGCAGGACGAGTTGGATGGTCTGCAGGGCCGGCAAGACGACATTGAGCGCCGCCGATTCGCAGCTCGTCAACGCGAACTGCAGGCGCAACTGGCAGAGGCGCAGGCCGGCGGGGACGCTCAGGCCGTGGCCAACGCCAGTCGTGCCCTTGGTCTGCTACGGCAGATCGAGAGCGAAAGCGCGCAAAAGCGCCAGGCGGAGGAGCAGAAGAAACGCATGGATGCTCAGCAGCCCGCGGCCCGGCCAGCAGCGCAGGAGCCTGCACCATCCAAGGTTATCCGCCTGGAAATCCCGGGCCGAGGCTCTGTGAATGTAGGTGTCTCGTCTGATGCCGATGAAACCAAGTTGCTGACGCTGCTCGAGCAAGCAGGCATGAGGAGTCTTTCATGACAATTTCCCCGCTTGTGCTGGGGGGTATCGACCTCGCTGAAGATCCAAAGCTTTGCGGCGACCAGATGGAGTGGGTCGACCAGTTCGATTGGGACCCGGTGGCGCAGGAGCAGGAACGAAGCCTGACCGGCGCACTGATCATTCAGGAGGGGGTCAAGTTGTACGGCCGCCCGATCACGTTGGCCAGCAATGGCGGCGCTTGGTTCACGCTTGCGACTGTGCGCGCCCTCGAGGCGCTGCGCGATCAGCCTGGCATCGTAATGCCGCTGACCCTGCAGGATGGCTCGCAGCATTACGTGACTTGGAATCGCGCTGCGGGCGCCCCGGTGCAGGCCGTGCAGGTTTTCCGTAAGCCGAACCCAGAGCCCGAATGGGAGTACGAGCTCACCCTACGCCTTATCACCGTAGCACCACCGCCGGAGAGTGAACCATGACCCTGAACGTGTACGCCCTGGGCGGCAACCTGGTGGCTGCTGCTACGCCTGCGACTGCTGCTGCGGTGATGGCCCGCTATGAGGAGCCTGGCCGCTGGAGCGATGCCGATGCCCGCAAGCTGACCGCTGGCGAGCTGGCTGAGCCCGTCGACGACTCATCGGACACGACGATCAAGCAGGCGTTGGAACGAGCCAACACCGCGCCGCGCTCGCGCCTTGATGCCGCCGCTGGCGGCGTTCTGATCCGCTGGGATTTCCCCTGCGCCTGACCCGCCCAGCAGCAACCTGAGCCGCCCAGCCCCGCCCATGCGGGGCTTTTTTATGCCCGGAGAAAAGTGACGTGGCGATCAATAAAGACGATGTGAAGCTGCTGAAAAGCCAGCGCCTGACCGACGAGAGCGACGGCGGCGGCCGTGCCACTGGTGTTGCCGTGGTGTCCGGCGAGGTCAACAACGTATTCCCCGACATCAGCCGGCTTGACCGCACCACCGGCCGTATCAGCCTGCGCAAATTGTTCGCGGGCGTGATGACCACCAATGATGACCGCTACCTGGGTGCACACGGGATCGTCACTCAGCGCCCGGCAGACCCGCGCGTCAGCGTGCTGCTGTTCAACACCGGCAGCCAGACCGACGTGCGCTCGAATGCCCGCAATGCCATCGAGAGCTATGTGACCCCGGCGACTCCGGCTGCCTTCGAGCTGCTGGGCACTCAGCTGCAGGGCCAGCGCGCAATCGCAGGTGTGCAGCGCGAGGAGCAGCGCATTCCCGAGATCGGTGAGGTGTTCCAGCTTTCGAACGGCGCCGTTTCGCAGTACGTGCGTATCACCGATGTCAGCAGCCGGATGGAAACCTTCACCTGGGAGTACACCGCCGGTAACTTCGTGAACTTCGACCGTCGCCGCCTCGATCTGTCGATCAGCGCGCCGCTGTTGTCGTCGTTCCCCGGTGGCCAGGTCACGCCGGCCGGCACCACGTCGAACTCGATTGACCAGCAGCCGAAAGCCCGAGTGCTGAGCACCCAGGTTGCCGACGCTGCCCGCTATTTTGGCATCAGCCCGCTGGCCGAGGCCGTTGCACAGGGCGCGCTGAGCCTGCGTGTGCAGTCCGTCTATAGCCAGCTTGTGCCGAGCACCACAAAAGAGAGCGCTCTGGTCGACCTGTTGGGCGGCTATCAGCGGCAGTTGTATCTGCCAGCCGGCCCGGCGCGCACCATTGCGCCGATCTTTGCTACCAGCAGCACGGTTGGCGAGTCGCGCACGTTCCTGGGCACCGGCTGCGCGCCTGGCACGCTGACGCTGACCGCAAACGGCGGTGTGTTCGGCGATGACCGTAAGGGCGGCGTGCGCTACGTGTCCGGCAGCAACTGGATCACCGCTGGCACCATCGACTACCAGACCGGCGAAATCACCCTGACTCGATCCGGCACCAGCTGGACGGGCACCGCCTCGGCGACCTACCAGCCGGGTGCCGCTGCGACCGGAGACACCGTGACTGGCGAGGTGGAGGTGACGCTGGGCAATCGCGGCTATGTGTACACGCTGAACCTTAGCGATGCGATCCCGCGCCCGGGCACGCTCTCTGTGTCGTTCATGGCGCTGGGCCGCTGGTACGAGCTGCGCGACCTGGGCGACGGCCTGCTGACCGGCCCTGGCGCCGGCACCATCTCGTTCGCAACCGGCTCGGTGTCGCTGACCCTGAGCGCACTGCCGGACGTGGGCAGCTCGCTGGTGTTCAGCTATATCAGCTCGGCCGACAACGCGATCACCCAGCGCACGGGCGGCAGCATCGTTCCCAAGCTGGAGGTGCGTTTCCAGCTGCCGCACACCGGCATCATGCCGGGCTCGGTGGCGATCAGTTACACCGCAGGCACGGCGCGCACGCTGACCGATGACGGGCACGGCAACCTGACAGGCACGGGCGGTACCGGCTCTATCTCCTACGCCTCGGGCGAGGGCGTGTTGCTGCTGGCCGCCACGCCCAGCGCCGGCATCAGCTACAGCTATGAGCAGGGCTCGGTTACTGATACGCCGCTGAGCGTCGCAAGTGACGGCAGCGGTATGACCTCGTTCACGATTCCGGGCGCCCCGCTCAAGCCGGGCAGCGTGCGAATCGACTGGCTGACCACTCAGCGTCAGGCCGCCCCGGCGATTAACTGGGACGTGATCGAAAGCGGTAACGCGCTGCCTGTCTACGATGGCCAGCGCGATGTCGCGCGCTCGGCCAGCGACAACGGTACGGGTGGCTGGCAGGGCGGCATCAGCGGCACGATCAACTACACGACTGGTGCGTGCACGCTGCAGGTTGCGCGGTTGTACAACTACACCGAGTACACCTACAGCAACCGCAGCAAGGCTAATTTCGACAGCGGGCGAGCAACCGAGCCGGTGCTGGTGACTACTACCGTTGAGCTGCGCGAGCAGTTCGGCGGCACGTTGTCGGCCAAGGCGCAGGCGGCAGGGGTGATCAGCACTGAACGCACCTACAGCCAGGCCCAGCCGCCGATCACGTTCGAGCTGCTGCCGGGCGTGGCCGAGGCCATTTTGCCGGGCTCGCTGCTGTTCAGCTGGAACGGCTCGGTCTACACCGACCGCTCGGGCATCCTGTTCCGCGACATTGCCACCAGCACCAACGGCGGCGTGGCCGTGGGCACGGTGAACTATGCCAACGGCACGGCTGTGCTCAACAGCTACGGTGGCAACGCCTCGGGCGCGGTGAGCATCCTGGCGTGCCTGACGGCGGCTGTGGGCTTCAGCGTCACGGCGGCGACTTTCCGCACGCCTGGTGCGCCGCTGCGTGCGGCCAGCACCCAGGTGACGGCGGTGCGCACCGACACGGCCGAGATCATCACGGCCTCGGCGAACCTCAATGGCGAGTTCACTCACCCGATCATTCGCGGCACTGTCGACATCGCCACCGGCATTGTCCGGCTGGTGTTCACGACTGACCCGGATGACGACACGGGCGCGAGCGACGTGCCGGTGATCCCGCTGCTGACGCGCTATAACGCCGTGGTGCAAACCCAGTTGCCGCTGGATGCCGGACTGCTCGGTCTCGACCCGGTGCGCCTGCCAGCCGATGGCCGTGTGCCGATCTATCGGGATGGCGACGTGCTGGTGATTCACCACGCCGCCGAGACCAGCGTGCCCAGCCCGAGCGCGGGCGGCACGGTGACGCTCGACCGCGCCGAGCAGGCCGAGATCCTGGTAGTGGATGCGAACGGCTTGGAGCTGCGCGCGTCCTCGTACAGCGTCGACCGCGAGGCCGGCGCTGTGACCTGGGCCAACCCGCTGGTGCTGCAGAACGAGGCGGGCGACCCGCTGACGCTGCCGCTGGTGATCCGTGATCGCGTCGAGCACATGACCATGTGCACTGAGGTGCAGATTACGGGCGAACTCGGGTTCAGCTCGCCGCTGCCGTGGGATCTGCCGGCCGGCGAGGCCTACGTCTCCAGCGCTGTGACCTGGGGCGACTTGCAGTCGCGGGTGCATGCGTGGTTCACGCAGCAAACGTGGAGCACGGGCGCGCCGAACTGGACTGATCAGCCCATCGGCAACACGACGACAGCGCAATACAACAGCCTGGCTTACCCGCCGATCATCACCAACCGTGGTGCGGTCGACGGGCGCTGGGCGCTGGTGTTCACCAGCTCGTCGGCGTTTCAGGTCGTGGAGCAGCAGCTGGGTGTGATCGCCACCGGCAACATCACGACGGACTGCTCACCGGTCAACCCGCTGACCGGCGAGCCGTTCTTCCTGATTCGCTGGCAGGGCTGGGGCAGTGGCTGGGCGGCAGGGAATGCCGTGCGCTTCAACACGGACTCGGCGCTAGGGCCGCTGTGGTGCATCCGCACCGTGATCAGCGGGCAAGGCACCGTCGACGACGATCAGTTTGAGCTGCAAGTGAGAGGGGATGCGGACTGATGGCCAGGTTTTATCAGGGCACCGATGCGGGGGCTCCCGTGCTGGATATTCCGGCTTCGCCAAGTGCTGTGGATATTCGCCGGTTTGGCTGCCTAAAGCAGGTTCTGAAGGCCGTACTCGTCAATGGGTACGGCTCAGGCGGCGGCGCGAAGCCGGCAGCGGGCTGGGCATTGATCCACGAGGGGGATCGAACGATCACCCTGCGCAATGCATCGGGTGGGTATGTGACGTTCTCCAGCTTCTACCTTTTCATGTCACCCGCCAATTACTCCGGCGATCAGTACTACCGGATATACCTACACAACACTTTTACTGGAATTGTGAATGGTGTGCCGCAAGGCGAGGGGGTAGTAACTGGCACTGCGGCGGGCAACTCAGTGCCGCATTACTGCGGTTCTGCCTATCAGTTCCAGTACGCAAATACCGTGCTATGGGCGATGCTCGCAGATGACCGAAGTTTTTGGTTTATGCACCACAGCAATCCGTATGGAAATTTCACAAACTCCAACGTACTAGATCAGCAGTTGGCGCAGGGACAATGGAATAGTTGCTTTTATATCGGCGATGATTCCCGAGGTAATTTAATCGCTGTAGGGGGAGGTCTAACCAGTTCGCTCGCGAGCATTCCCTCGGTCTATTTTGATCATCAGACAATCACGACATTACGAAACCCACACACGGGGCTCTTGATTGATACGGGTGGCGCTCCGGCAACTACACAGGTAGTTAGTCTTTTCTCGATTTCTCAATCGACTGGCGCAACCGTCTTCTACAAGGACGTAATGAACATGTGTCCTATCGAGTGGGCGTGTGCCAGTAA